AGCGCTTGGCGAGATTGGTGTAGCAGATTTTGAGAGGCAGGGATGTAGGTTTATCAATCCGCCCGTTAATTTCAAAAAAGATTTTGAGCGAAATCTTGAAGATTCAATCCGTGATATTAGCGGTGTTGTGACGGCTCCAAAATCTGTGTACATACAGTTGCGTGACAAAATACACGAGTGCATTGATCCTGGGCTTAAACACCCGCTCAGAGATGAGGTGTGGGTCACAGGTAGTGCGCCGAGTATGATCTGGTCGAGAGTTGCGCATGATGTTGAACATCGAAAAGGCAAGCTTGGAAGGATCGAGCGTGCAATTGAACCGATACGGCACCCGGAGGCCTCTCGCCATGTCCACGTTGACCTTGCGCTTGGAAAGCAGGATGCGGCGGGTATTTGTATTGCCCACATTGTGGACATGCTTGACGTTGAACGGCGGTCGGAGGACGGCCACATGTTCGCTGAAGCAGCGCCTTTGATCGAGGTGGATCTGTTTCTGAGGATAGAAGCTCCACCAAACGGCGAGGTGGACATAGGGGCGATACGTGGCCTCGTCTATCACTACATGGAGAGGGGCTTTGCTTTTAATTTCGCGTCTATGGATAGCTGGCAAAGTGCCGAAAGCTTGCAAAAGTACCGACAACAGGGAATAGTTGCCGAGAAGATTTCAGTGGACTCTAAAATGGAGCCTTATGATTATTTAAAACTCGCAATCTACGAAGGAAGGTTGAGTTTTTATAATTATCCGATAGTGTTGAAGGAACTTGAACAGCTTGAAAAAGATAACATGAAGCATCAAGTCATACATCCATCAAACGGAAGCAAAGATTGTGCTGATTCACTGGCAGGCGTAGTGTACAGTTTGTCTACAAGGACGGCTTATGCTGTGCCAGTTTTAATGGGCATGAGTGAATATGAAGGAGACGAGTCGAATGACGAGTGGATTCGTCAAACCATGAATAAGAGTGGAGATAAGGCACCAGAGCCGGTGGGAAAATCACCACGCGGTGGTGGGCCATTGGTTTTTTCTGGGTAAAGGGGAAAACAGATGTCAGGAAGATTGAGCGAGATTAAAGGGATCAGGGATGCTGTTTTGGTTATTAAATTTTCGGAGAATGGCGAGGAGCAAGAGCCGCTTGGTGAGGGAAAACGGGTTCGCACAAAAAAGCGTCGTGGTGCGGAGGCTCAAAAGTCTAGGGTGAAGGATCGGCAGAGTTATCGTAGTCAGGCCGCTCAGATCTCTCGCAAAATGAAAAAGAAACGAAAAACATCTGCCTACAAAAAATCACAAGCGGAGATAGAGAACCTTGGTCCATCCCGAAAGGGAACACGGCGCATGACAAACAAGGAAATCCGGCGAAAGACGGCTCCGGTTGCTGAGGAATTTGAGAGATGGATTCAGGATGTAGACGAGGCCGTGGATCAGTTTATCGGCATGCCTTTGGAGGTGTTGCCGAGGATGCCGTGGGAGCGCTGGTTCAACGAGGGGATGTCTCCGGTGGTTGCAGCAAAGAATGCTGTTCAAATGCATGAGGATATGGATGAGGACGATGAGTATGTGGACGAAGACGATGAATACGATGACGACGATGGTGACGATGAGTTAGGGGACAATGATGATGTGAATGAGGGCTATGCTATCGCCCAAATGGACACGTCTGATTATTTGCAGGATCTTCTCGGCATAAAACATCCACGAAATCCACGGCCTCAGACATATCAAAAATGGGTTGTCGAGTTAAATAAGAAGTTCAAGAGTAAAAGTGGTCAGACCTTGGAGTCTCTAAAGGGTGAGGGCGTGATCAATAACGAGATGATTCATTCGTGGTACATGTCTGGTTTTGCAGCGAGTAAATCAGCAAAGATTTTAGCGGATGCATTAAAAAAATTGGGTCATAAGAAATCGAAAATAGAAAAGGGCAGGACAAAGAGTGTTCGTGTGGAGTCTGTTGAGCACCGTGAAGATGTTGTTCCAAAGCGCAAGCCAAGACCGATGCCGAGGTCCGAGAGGGCCGCGCAGTTGATGGTTGATCAAGCGGCGATGGGTGTGGATGTTACCCCTGACATGGTTGGCGAGATTATGGAGGCGTGTGCCGGTGTCAATATTGATGACGGGCATAATCCTCCGAAGGTGGTTTTGCCAAATTCAAATGCTCGACCTCCCGTGGTACGTGAAGAGTCAGAGGACGTTGAAGAGGCGCACGAGCAAAACGCGCCAGAGTCAGAGCCAGAGGGCGAAGATAGTAATGATGAATGAGGTAGATCATGGCTAAACTTTCGACAGCCGTAGTTGGATTCATAAGAAACGTTTTTAGTCGCGACGAAAAGGTTAGGGAGCAGCTATCCATATCGAAGAGCGATCTCTTGCGTTCTCAACAGATGGGTGGGGCCATGCCGGACGCTGGTGGCTATGGCTTTAACGATATGGCCGAAGCTCTCAATATCGACCAGCGGCTTTTGTATCGGTACAGCGATTATGAGCAGATGGATGATTATCCTGACATCAATTCAACCCTCGATATTTATAGCGACGATGCAACTCAGGTAGATTCTGAATCGCGAAAGACGGTTTGGATTGAGTGTCAGAATGAGGAGATCAAAGTTGATCTCGAAGATGTTTTCCACAAGCGTATCAAGATAGAAGAGGGCGCGTGGGAAATGACCCGGATGACGTGCAAGTACGGCAACGATTTCGAGGAGATCATTGTCGGTGAGCAGGGTGTTATTGGGTTGAATTACATGCCACCTGCTACTGTTCGCAGAATTCAGGGGAATCGCGGAGCACTCAAAGGTTTCGTACAGTCTTATAGTGCCGACATGCAGATCGACCCGGCGACCTTCGACAAGATTAAGGCTGACCAGGGTAAGGCGCTGAGTAAGCGATCTGATATGGCCGTGTTTGAAGACTGGCGAGTGGTTCACTTTCGACTGCGGTCAAAGAACAGATCGTCTGTCTACGGGTGGGGCATTGGTGAGCCTGCGCGGTGGGTTTGGAAGCGATTGACGCTGCTTGAAGATGCCGTCATGGTTTACAAGCTGACCCGTTCTCCCAGTCGTTATGCTTTCTATGTGGATGTCGGGAACATGCCTCGCAAAGAGGCAGAGCGAGCATTGCAGGAAACTAAGCAGAAAATCAAAAAGAAAAAGTTCGTGAATCCGAAAACCGGCAAGTTGGATTTCCGTTTCAACCCGCTGGCGTTTGATGAGGATTTCTTTCTGGGCGTGCGCGATGGCAAGGAGAGTGTGCGGGTAGACATGTTGAACGGGCCAGCTTATCAGCAGGTCGAGGATGTTCAATATTTTCTGTACAAACTCTATGCTGCTTTGAAGATTCCGAGGGCTTACCTGGGGTATGACGAGAACATGCCCAGCAAGGCTACGCTTAGCCAGGAAGATGTCCGGTTCGCACGGACTGTGTTGCGTGTACAGCGTGAGATGCGGAATGGATTTCATAAGATTGGCAGGGTCCACTTGGCTGCTCGCAGAATTGATCCTGCGACGGTTGATTTCAATATCATGATGACCGTTCCATCTTCTATCTTCGAGCTTGGCCAGATGGAAGTTCGCCGGACTCGTGCTGAAATTGCTTCTTCAATGGAGCGGCATGTTTCTCTGTATTGGTTATTGAGTAACGTGTACGGGATGTCAGACGATGAGATCCAAGCGGTCATGAAGCAGAAAGAAGACGAAACTAAAAAGGCACAAAAGAGTGGTGCCGAGGGTGGCGGCGGAATGGGTTTCGAGAGTTTCGAGCGTGAAGGTGGACAGCTTGTTTATCGCCCGAAGTGGCCTGGTTCTCAGATTTCAGAGCGTGAATTGATGACCGGTCACAGAGAACATGAGAGTCGGGTTGAAGATATAGTGAAGCGAGAGATCGAGAAATCGCACAGTCGAATGGGACAACAGATTAGAGAGTCATCGATGCTTCTTCGAGAAATTGCGGAAGCTGTTCGTGGACGCGCTGCATAGTCCTGTAATATTTACCCAGTAAACCCGAAGTACATTGGAAGTACGTTAGACGTAACATTCCATTTTTTTCCAATATAAATAGGCGGTTTGTTGACATGCAGACGGATTCACTGCGTATATGTGTATTAATGATTAATGAATTTGTGAAAACGGGTAATTAAAGAGATGAGTCAACTAGCTGGTTTAATGATCGAGTCAAAGGTATTGAGCCATTTGTCTAAAGGCTCATACGAAGAGCGTATTTCTGCGATAGAAACTGCAATAGAATGCAATTCTGAGTTGTTTGAGGGAGTGGGTTCTCTTGTTGCAACTTATCCAGGTAAGGTTGTTGTGTTGAATGAATTTGGAGAGTTTTATTCAGCCCAGTACAACATGTACGAAGACAATGCCGTGCGGTTTTCCAATGCAGAGAAAATGGATGTTCCTTTGCAGACCACGAAGGGTCTTCAAGAGAGTGCGATAGAAGATTTTTTTGAGGGCGGTTCTTTGGTTACATCGATGGTTAGTTTATTGGGTGTGCCGAGGAATGAAGAACAAGCGCCAATACAGATTGTTCAAAATGAATTAGAAACTCTATTTGATGGTGGTGGTGTATGGCGCATGTATGTCGCAGAAAACAGGGAAAAGTTTTCTCGGTTAGCATTTGATCCAAAGTA